CTCAAAACGACCTCTTTTTTTATGGCGAAATTAGTCTTGGATTTTCTGTTTTTTTAAGTTTTTTACTAATAAACTGTTTTGATGGTTTGTATTCCATCATCTCTGCAAAATCTTCTAAGAATAAATCCAAGTATCCTTTTTTTAAGATATTGATATCTCTTTTGGCATCATTTAAATTTGTTTCGTTATCTAAAAAAGTAAATGATTTTAATTTTGACTCTGTTCTTAAAACTCCATTATCTACAAAACTAATTGAGTGTCCAGCTGGAACTGTAAGACCCTCTGGTTGAATTAATCTTCCTTGCGAATCTCTTATAATTTCAGTTTCATAGTGATGAATATTTGATAATTCTTGTGTTGTGTATTTTGAATTAAGATAAGTTAAAAAATCTTGATTTCCCATTGGCCATTCATCTCTCACATGAATAATATTATTTGTTGTTAGAACAACCCAATCAAGTCCAGAATCTTTATAAACTTTATATGCAACTTGATCTGGTCTATCATCACCCTGTATTGAATATTTTGTAAATGCTGTTGCTTCATTAAAAATGTCATCACGCAAAACTGCTCTTTTAAATATATTTTTTACAGTTTGATAGTCGTATGCAGAATTTCGATCATTCGCTAGAGACGGATAATCGAGGTTTGGTAGTTGTTTAAAATAACTATTTGGTGATCCTTTATATGCCATATTAGTAACCTACGTTGTCTCCCTCAAGATCCATTTGATCTTGTTCATATATTGGTCTAAGTTCAGCAAAACTTAAGTCCATTGTAATTTCCACTGGTTGTGAATCACCATATGCAGACCAATAAGTATTTGGAGCATAGTCAGTACCTAATGTGGTTAACGCAAGACCGCCTGGACTAAATCTATTTACGGTTTTCAAGATAGCATCACCACTTGGCTTATTTCTGTATTCTAATGTAAAAACGTCTGGACTTTTTAAATATGTTGAACTTCTAAATTTTGGTGCCATACCTGATTTTAAAAATTTAATTATACTTCTTATCGATGCACCCTCCTTTTTACTTCTTGCTACCATTCTATATTTAAAAGAAAAATCTCTTAAAACAGGGCCTTGAAATAACATCTCTGCATTTGGATTTAAAACTACACCACCTTTTCTTGCCAAAACTGTATCTGCGTTTAATTCTGTTCCTAAAAGCATTCCTGCTGTTTTAGCGACGATTTGATTATATATCGCACCTGTTCCTTGTTGAAAAGCGTTACCAAACTCATTATTACCTCTTTGTTCTTGAAATTGTTTAAATGCCTCATTTCTTTCTCTCTTCTCTGCTTCAGTAGATGCTGGCATACCAGTAATCGCATTGGCAACACCAAGAGCTGCCAATCCTTGTGCATTTAATTCATTTTTACCCCACTCAGCACCATTTGTATCAGTGGCTTTTGGCATCGGTAATATGACACTTCCTACCAAGTCACCTAAAACAGTTCCACCTTTTATATCCTCCATTTTACCAGTTTCTTTATCTTTCTCTTGGGTGCCTGTTGGAAAACTTGCATTTAAAGTTTCTCTTCTATACTCATATCTTGTAATTTTAAGATGATCTTGATTGAGATTGATATCAAGTGGATAAGTAAAGAGTTTACTTGCTTCACCAGCATATGTTGTTTGACCTTTTGTATATTTGGGTGATGCTGGAACGCTGAAATCATTATTTACATATTGTTCATTAGTTTCTTTTTTCTTTTCTTCAGCATTTTTTTTCGTTTTCTCCTCGTCTGAAGCAAATTCTATGGCATCAGTTTTACCTTTATAAGACGTTTTTGTTCCTTTGTACTTATTGACGTTATATGCTTCCAGTGCTTGAGATGAACTTGATACTTTAGCCCACTCGGCGCTATCAGGATCTATCGACCTCAACGGCCTTCCTAGTTGGGTCTGTTTTTTAATACCTTCTAATTGTTGTTTATCATTAAAAGTAAAAACGTATTTTGACCCAGAAGATGTGCCTGGAATTGAAAATTTTCGACTTTTTGACATTAATTTTTGTTGTAAACTCGACTTCTTGGAACTGGTATTCCTCTCATATCAACAAATCTTTCAGTGGGTAATTGTGCCACATCTGACCATTCAGTGTTTGGAATGCGATATGGTGTTCCTCTTACGCCAGTATAAAGATATTTATGTAGAGTTCGACGAGGAACTGCAACTGCACCCTGAGCAGAGTTATTTAGTAAGCTTATTGCAAGTTCATCTCTTTGATTTAAAGGAACATAATGAAGATTGCATCCTAGAAACCCACCTGTTTGATATTCAATCACATAAGTAAGTGGATACATGTCATAATATGGTTGTTTTGTCTGTGCTGAGTATGTATAGAAATATAATTGGCCAGGAGCAAATCCAGCTGTATCTGCAGCATCATCATCAAAGTTTGTCGAACCAAGTTCTTCAAGTAATTGACTTCTAAAATAATCTTCACTCACTTGATCAGTTACTTTATTCAATATTCTTTGTAGAATGCTCATCGGATTCCTAATTCTTTTTCAGTCATGATTTTAAACTCTAATTTACGATCATCACAAAATTCTCTTGCTGCCTTCCATTTTGCTTGATTCTTAACATATGTCATTGATTCATTTATTAGTGTTTTTCTTGATTTACCCTTTGTTACTTTTGGTTCCAATGTTTCTCTCATTGGTTTGACTTCAATTACCGATCTGCGAATGTTGTTGTTTTTATCTTTGTATTTAATAAAGAAATCGGGAAAATATCTACGAACACGATTTGTTGTTGGATCTCGATAGGGAATCCAAAATTCTTCAGATGCCCATTCAAGCACATTCTCATTCAAATCGCAGTAATTCATGAATTTTCTTTCCCATAAAGATCTATAAATAATATTTTGAGAGTCACCCTTATACTTTTTAGGGTTGGAAGGTCGATATATCCCTTTATAACTCATATATAGTAATAACAAGTTAAAATTATTTATTGTGGCTAATAATTTTCCAAAAAAATCAGAAATATTTAAGGAAGGCATGGGTTCTATCCGTGACACTGTTGCACGGCCGTCTTTAGATACATATTACCAAGTTCATTTTTCATTTGGAAAACATAACGAACCAAAGAGCGATGAGTCACCTGATGGTGGATGGTTATATAATGATCCTCCTGGCCAAAATAGAACTCAGGCAAGAGGATTTCAAAGAAAAATGTCTTTGATGTGTACACAAGCTGAACTTCCAGGCACAAGTTTTGTGGAAACCACTGTGATTGGTCATCATCAAGGTATTCAAGAATCATTTCCAAATCTTAGAAATTTTCCTCCTTTAAATCTTGTTTTTTATGTTGATGCAGATCATGTTATTTTAGAAGTTCTAGAGAGATGGATGACATATATTAATCCAATTCAAACAAAAGATAGAAGTTATAATGCTTATACAAGATTTCAATATCCAGAGACTTATAAAGAAATTATTCATCTTTCAAAATTTGAAAGAGATACTTTTATACCAGACTCAGAGAAAGGAGATTATAAAACTAGAATAACAAACTATGAATTTGTGAATGTTTGGCCAACCAACATGACATCAATGAGACTTGCCTATGGGGACTCTAATGTGTTAAAATGTAATGTACAGTTTGCCTATGATAGATTCTTCACATCTTTTACTGATAAAGATGGTGGAGTTCCAGTTAACACAGAACTTGGATTAATAAATTCCAATGAAGTTGAAATGCCTCAAGAAAGAACTTCTCAACAAAAAATGAATGACGCTGGATTAGGATGGTATAACTTAGGAGGACTCTTATAACTATCCTATATAAAATACTGAATAGAACATTATGCCATTACCAACCATTGAAACTCCAACTTATGAGTTGAAGTTACCATCATCAAATAAAAAAATTAGGTATCGACCTTTTCTTGTAAAGGAAGAGAAAGTATTAATTATTGCTCTTGAGTCAAAAAATCAAAGCGAAATTACAAATGCTGTAACACAAGTTTTGAAAAATTGTGTTTTGACTAAGGGTATTGATATTGATAGTCTACCTACATTTGACATTGAATATTTGTTCTTAAATATTCGTGCTAAATCAATTGGAGAGGATATCAAAGTAACTGTCACTTGTCCTGATGACAGAAAAACAAAAGTTCCTGTCACAATATATGTGGATGAGATTAAAGTTATTAAACCAAAAAATCATAAGAAGGACATTGTTTTAGATGATAAATTAACTCTTCGTATGAAGTATCCATCATTGTCTCAGTTTATTTCAAATAATTTTGACACAGAAGATGAGGCGGAAGTATTGGTTGATAAAACCTTTAAAGTTGTCGCTGATTGTATTGATACAATTTATACTGAAGAGGATGCGTGGGAGGCAAAAGATTACACTCCAGATGAAAGAATTGAATTTGTACAACAATTAAATTCAAAACAGTACAAACTCGTTGAAAAGTTCTTTGAGACAATGCCAAAATTATCTCACACCATTGAAGTTGTAAATCCAAACACAAAAGAAA